GAATGGATCGGACTATGCGTGGGTTGCAAATTCTGGTAGTAGCGGCGGTACTAGTGGAACATCAGATCGAATCATTTCGATTGACGCTGGTGCTTTAGTTCCTCGTACAACAAATGGAGCTGCATCTGCGACCGAAGAGTACGCAACAAACGATGTGATGAGTGATCACTTTTTGTTTGATGGCGCGACCGAAGAAGGTGTTCAGTTTCGTTTTCACATGCCGTCCGATTGGGATGGTAATGCAGTCAATGCAAAATTTTATTGGGATGCGGCAACCGGAGCAAGTGCGGCGGATGGAGTCACATGGGGTATTGCAATGCAAGCATTTCAGAACGATGATGCTTTGGATAATGCATTTGGTACATCAGTAGACACAGATGACGCAGTGATCGCAGTTGGTGATCTTCACGTTACCGCAGAATCTGCCGCTATCACAATCGCCGGAAGTCCTTCGGCGGGTGATCTCATATTTGCTGAAGTTACAAGAGTTGTCGGAGATGCAAACGACACAATGACAGAGGACGCCAAACTCATTGGTGTTACTATACATTACACCGCATCAGTATCTTCACAGGTTTCGATCAATGATCAAACCGGAACCACATACACAACTGTTTTGACAGATGCCTCAAAACTTGTCACATTAAATAATGGATCGGCAATAACACTTACAATTCCTCCTAATAGTTCGGTTGCATATCCAATCGGAACTAAAATAGATTTATTACAGATTGGAGCGGGACAAGTGACCGTTGCAGCTGGAGCGGGTGTTACTGTCAACTCAACACCTACCCTCAAGTTGAGAGCGCAATACTCTGGTGGAACTTGCATACAATATGCAGCAGACACATGGATCTTTGCAGGTGATTTAGCGGCAAGTTAATATGAATAGAGGTTTAGGATTTGGTTTTGGTTTTATATCATCCGCAAATACGGCGGTTGCTACTGTTGTACCTAATGTTGTAACCAGCGCAAATAGCAGCGATACCATAACGACCATTGATTGCTCCTCAATAACCGAGGGACATCTAATGATTATATTAGTTTCTCTCTGGGCGTCACGAGAAATTTCATCATATCCATCTAGCTGGAATTTAGAAAGACTAGGGAACGAAGGAACCAGTAGTGGTCAAAACGATTTGTACGCATTTTCAAAAATTGCAGCAGCTACCGAAACGAGCTACGACTTCAATGCAGGTGGCAATTTATACGGTGCCAGATTTTCCTATTCTCTTTTAGAAATTCCTAAAACTGGTTTAGGAGTGAGGAATGCCACATACAATACCGATGGGACACTGGGATCACTCTATAGTTATTCAACAGACACTCTTCATCTAGCTTTTTGTGGTAAAGCGGATTCCTCAGCTACAGAGGACGTTATTCATCCAAGTGGTTACACCGAAATAGTAGATCGAACAGGATCACTTCACAACCACGCGATTGCATATAAAACAATATCCGGTGCAAGTCGTGCGTTACATAGTGGATATGAGTTTACAGACCCAGATAATACTGGTGGAACTGGTGATAATAATCTTTCAACAATTCACTTGTCTATTAGCGATGCTGGCCCGATTGTATCGGAAAACTTTGAAGGCACCGGAACGCCTGTTGGATTTACAAACGTAATTGCAGGTTCTGGCACAATCTCATTCGATGAAACTACTGAGGTGCTAGAGGGAAGTGAGTCATTGAAGGTTTATAGTGATAGTAATACATATACTTACGTAGATCTGAACTATGAATACGATCACATAGTTGCGATATTTGGGTACAAGACCGATGCTATGTCGAATAGACAAGATGTAGTCTTTCTTGATGATGAGCTAGATTTTACCTCAAATCAATGCTTACCGTTTGGATCTGTTAGCGGTTATACAAAAGGCATAGCACATAGTTACGGCAGCATTCTTCTGACTCTAACAGGAACAGTGAACGATTTTCATTATGTTAGAGTTGAAATTAATCGAAGTGGAGGAGTTGTTAAGATTGCAAGATCGAATGACAAAACATTTCCAACTTCAGGAACTAACTACGCAGAAGATACATCTGCTTCATTCCATTCTGGGTTTTCTGGCACTCGATATATTGCTTTTGGTGCAAAGTCCACGGTAAAGAATTCTTGGTACGACGATTTAGAAGTCACGGGAGAAATATAATGTTAACAATTCTTAAACATAGACGAAAGTCGTTCAGGGCTGCTGCAGGCGGCACCAGCCCGGGAACTGCAAACCTTCTCGCATGGTACGAGATGAACGATGCTTCTGGTGGGGCTGTTGATTCGCATTCGGGCTCCTACGATTTGACTGAGAACGGCACTCCGCTTTACGCGCAAACAGGGGTAAACGGGAACGCAATTGATTTCGATGGATCTACTGACTATTTTTCGTTAGCTTCTACATTTGGATGGTCTGAAGCATATCCGTTTTCATTTTCCGCTCATTTCAAAACAAGCTCTGCTTCAAATCAAACTATATCCCAAATAACTGCTCCGGGCGCTCAGGGAAAATATGTTCTGATGAATGTACAGGCCGACGGGGAAGTTAGTGCATATGTCAGGGCCGGTACAATTCAGTCAATAACTTCTTCAGGCGCTGGGGTTGGAGACGGTGCTTGGCATCATTTAGTGGCTACATTTGTTAGTGCTACAGAACGATATCTCTACCTAGACGGCGTACAGGTTGCAGGCAGCGCCAGCGAAACCTCACAAGCCATTGATACTGATATGAGCGAGATTCGGGTAGGTGCAGATCAGTCAAATGGAATAAGTAACTATTTTAACGGATTATTGGAAGACGTAGCTTTTTGGAGCGATGAGCTTACGCTGAATGAAATTACATGGTTGTATAACAGTGGGAGCGGTAGATCGTATTCTGCTGTTGCTGCGGCTGACTATAGGTCAACGGTACTTGCAGACAGTCCGTTATTCTACTACCGATTGGGTGAGTCGAGTGGGTCAACTGCTTACGACGAAGTAGCAGCTTCCAGTAATGGTACATATTACAATACGCCTACATTGGCTCAAGCAGGGAACATATCTGGGGATACGGACACATCTGTTTTGTTTGAACAGGCTAATAACGAGTACGCAGAAACTCTTACACTAAGTTCAGAAACTTCCTTGCTTCCATGTACAATAGAATGTTTCATAAAAGTATCGGGTGCTAGTGACGACAACGCAGGAATTGTTTTCTATCGTACTGTAAACACTACTGCTTCTGGTCTGAACATAAGAGGAACCACTTTGGGCAAGTTGGGGTATCATTGGAACGGCGCAAGCAGTACTTATGGCTATACTGGCGGTCCAACGCTATCTGACAACACTTGGTATTACGTGGCTCTTGTCGTGGAATCAACAAAAGCAACATTTTACGTTATTGAAGAAGACGGAACCCTTACGACCGCCGTAAATACCTTGTCGCACTCTGCTTTGGATTGTAGCGGCGATGGATGGCAAATTGCTAGTGATCCCTATGGCAGTAGATATTTTCAAGGATACTTGGACGAGGTTGCTATATACGATCAAGCACTTTCACAAAGCACACTTGTGGCACACGCTGCTGCTGCTGGTTACACTTCGTAGGAATAAATAAATTCAATGTTTCTTTTAAAACAACTTATAGGAGCTGGATTTGACGTATCATCTGTATCTGATACGAGTCTCGACTCAGATGTTTTGTTATATGTTCCATTCACGGATGCGGATTCTTCAACGACCGCTGATGGTTATGTGCTAAGTGGTGGAACACACACATTTACGTCTGATGTTTTTAGTGCTGCAGGAAATGCGATAATAAACACAGATCAAACCAAAATGGATAGTTCGTCAACGGCTGGATATAGTCCTGCGGGACAGACGGCCGATGGTTGGGTCTTAGACAGTACAATCTCGACAGGTCTGGAAGTTGGATCTTCTTCTCCATTGAGTATTCAGTTTTGGTATTACGCTTCAAATGCAGGTACTGGCAACTACGCAAGATTTATTTCTTGGGGTGGTTATTTCTCAACGGGGACGGGGTTTGAAGTTGAAACTGCATCCACTGATTACGATAGGTTGATATTTTATGAGTTTACTGGAAGCGGTACTTCGAGGAGAAGCGTCGGTACCAACCTCCAGTTAAACACGAATGATTGGAATCATATTTACTGGGCATTTCAACCAAGTGGAAGTTCTTACGTTGGTATCAATGGTACCATAACCGAAACTTCTGGTTCTTATATTTCCAATTTTGCTCCGACAGTAGATTTACATTTGTTGAAAACGCCATCTGAATCTGATGATGCATTAAAAGGTTACATACAAGAATTTATCGTAAGAGACACAGTACCATACACAAGCAACTTTACACCAACAACAACTCCTTTGTTATAATATTAAAAATGAATATGAAAAAACTCACTATATTATTTTCTCTGATGTTTGCATCAATTGCATACGCTCAGGAGATAAATCTGACATGGGACGATAACTCGGACAACGAGAGTAGTTTCATAATTGAGAGAGGAACCGATAATTCATCCTTCGCTCAAATAGCAACAGTTGATACTAATATCAATTATTATACGGACACTAACTTCACCTTGGGTCAAACATATTATTATCGTGTAAAAGCGAGTAATGAATTTGGAGATTCCTCTTATACAAATACAGCTTCTATCTATGCTGGTATTCCCGAGGCTCCTTCAAATCTGCGAAGAGGATTACCTGAAACTATGTCTCGTATTTGGAGAGGAATTTTCCCAAAAAAGTTAAAAGGGGAGTTTAGTAGTTCGTAATATTATAAATAGAGAATATGGCAACACCAGCAACACGACAACAACATATTGACTACTGTCTTCGAGCTCTTGGTCATCCTGTAATAGAAATCAATGTGGATGATGATCAACTTGAAGATAGAGTCGATGAATCACTACAATTCTATCAAGAGTATCATAGTGATGCGATTGTTCGTAACTTGCGAAAACATGTTGTCACTCAGACCGATAAAGATAATGGTTATATCGAAGTACCAAACTCGGCCAAGATCTTTACGATCAATAATGTCTTTTCGATCACGACTTCACAATCTTCGACAGGTCTTTTTTCGGTAGACTATCAAATACATTTAAACGATATCTTTGATCTTGGAGGATCTTATGGCGGTGTGGTTAATTATGAGATGACAAAACAGTTTATGTCTCTTATTGATCGCAACATCAATGGAATGTACGAGATGATCGAATATTCCCGTCATAAAAATCGTGTAAATTTTCACGCTAATATTTTGAAGGATTTAGATGTGGGACAATACGTGGTCTTTGATGGGTATGAAGCAATTGATCCCGAGTCTTTTACCGATGTGTATAACGACATGTTTCTCAAAAAATACACAACCGCTCTCTTTAAGAGACAGTGGGGACTCAATCTCATTAAGTTCGAAGGTATGCAACTTCCGGGCGGAGTTACATTCAACGGAAGACAAATTTTTGATGACGCAAATACCGAGATTTTAAAGATCGAAGAAGAAATGCAGCTTCGTTATGAAGCGCCTCCACATTTCATCGTAGGATAATATGCCACGCAACGTATACTTCAGTCAAGGCACTACTGCCGAGAAGAGACTTTATGAAGATCTTATCATAGAGTCTCTTAAGATCTATGGACACGATTGTTACTATATTCCAAGGAAAATAGTCAACACAAACGCAATCTTTAGTGAGGATGCGTTGTCGCAGTTCGGTGATTCCTATATGATTGAGGCATACGTTGAGAATATCGATGGATATGCGGGTGATGGTGATCTCCTAAGCAAGTTTGGTGTTGAAGTACGCGATCAGATGAATCTGATTGTTTCGGGCCGTCGATGGGAGGATCTCGTTGGAAGATTTGATACGACCGGAAGTACATCTGCGACACGACCAAAAGAAGGTGATCTTATTTACTTTCCGATGGTCAATGGTCTTTTTGAGATCTCCTTTGTTGAAGACGAAACACCCTTCTACCAACTACAGAACCTTCCCACATTCAAACTCACTTGTGAGCTCTTTGAGTACAACAATCAGGCAATTGACACAGGTGTTGATGCGATTGATAAGTTTGAGACAGAGTTCGCAACAAGGACTCGACTTACTTTGGGTTCTGGATCTGGTACGTACAACATCGGAGAAGATGTTACACAAGGTCTTGGAGATAAGAGTCCACAAACGGTTATTACAGCCGAGGTTGCCGGAGACGGGACAGGATATGTCGATGTTTCAAGTATCACCACATCCTTTGACTCACCGGAACGCAGCACTACTCAGTTTGGTGTAACGGCAGGTAACATCGGTAATCTTGTGGGAGTAGACTCTGGTGCTTCTTATCCAATCACCGGAATTGACGGGTTCTCTACCATCGACGATAATGATGGTGATGCACAGAATGTGGACTTTGAAACAATGGGCAACTCTTTCATTGACTTTAGTGAGTCCAATCCTTTTGGAGAAATCAACGTAACAACTTAAGATGCTCAACGGACAATACTTTTACAATCAAACTATGAAAAAGGCGGTTGCCGTCTTTGGTACGATCTTTAACAACATAAAGATTGTGCGACAAGGTGGTAGTATGGAAAGAGTTCCGTTGGCGTATGGGCCGAAGTCGAAGTTCCTTGCTCGTATTAACACCGAAAGAGATGAAGTTGCTTCAAGGAGTATTGCAATTAAACTTCCAAGGATGGGATTTGAGATTACTTCGATCTCCTACGATACGACCGCAAAACTCAATCGTATGAACAAAAGATTGTTTCCGGTTGATGGAAACAGTGTCAAAAAGAATACGGTAATGCAAAGTGTTCCCTATAAGTTGGGAATACAATTAAACATTTTAGCAACAAACCAAGACGACGCTCTACAGATCTTTGAACAGATTCTTCCCTCTTTTACACCCGAGTATACTGTTGCGATAAAGAATATGGAGGGGCCCGATACGTCAACTGACGTACCAATCGTTCTCAATGGAGTTTCTTTTTCAGATGAGTATGAAGGATCCTTCGAGACTCGAAGAACTCTAGTCTATACACTTGACTTTGAGATGCGTGTTCGATTTGCCGGAACAACATCCGAAGGTAAGATTATTCGCATCGTCGATACTTACTACTATAGTAAACTATTAAATTCTGATGATAGTCCAACAATTAAGACTTCTAATCCAGTTGGTGAAGAAAATGTAAGAATCATCGCAAATGACGATGGATCTCCGTTCGATAGTTTGGACAGTCCATTGGATATAACAACAACGTTTGGTTTTGATTATGCCTCCCCGTGATAAAAATGACATTGTTGCTGCTTTAGAAAAAAATCTTCCGGTCACTACCAAGGTCGTTCCTCAAAAGATCAAATCTAATGTTGATCAGGGAGAAATCAACAATGATACAGAGACCGATGTAGAGTATTCTCGGCAAAAGATGAAGGAGCTGATTGATATGAGTTCCGAAGCAATTCAAAATATGATGGCACTTGCCTCTGAAACCGAACATCCTAGAGCCTTTGAAGTTCTTTCAACTATGATCAAACAGGCATCTGAAATGTCACAGGATCTCGTAAAACTTCAAAAGACGCGAAAGGACATCACTCAATCCAAAGAAGAATCAAACGGAAAAACCACAAATAATGCAATCTTTGTAGGCTCAACGAATGAGTTACAAAAGTTTTTGAAGAATCGTGATACTGATGAATGAAGTAGGCGGATACCTTGGTAACGCTTTAGTTAAGAGAGACGGACTTCCACAAGATTATACTCAAGAGCAAGTCGATGAGTATATCAAGTGTATGAATGATCCGATCTACTTTGCGGAAAACTATGTAAAGATCATTACATTGGATAGTGGACTGCAACCCTTCAAACCTTATCCTTATCAAAGGGAGATGTTTGAACAGTTCAACGAGAATCGATTCAATCTTGTTCTGGCCTGTCGGCAATCGGGTAAGTCGATCTCTTGTGTGGTTTACATTCTTTGGTATGCGATCTTTAACTCCGAAAAGACCATTGCGATTCTGGCGAATAAGGGATCTACTGCTCGTGAAATGTTATCGCGTGTTACTCTCGCACTGGAGAATCTTCCATTTTTTCTTCAGCCTGGATGTAAAGAATTAAACAAAGGATCGTTACAATTCTCGAACAACTCTCGTATCATCGCTTCAGCAACATCTGGTAGTTCGATTCGTGGTCTCTCGGTCAATCTTCTTTTTCTTGACGAGTTCGCGTTCGTCGAAAATGCAAATACTTTTTACACTTCGACCTATCCGGTTATCTCATCTGGTAAGGAAAGTAAGGTCATTATCACCTCAACTCAGAATGGAACAGGCACACTCTTCTATCGATTACTTGAAGGTGCGATGCAGGGAAGAAACGAATTTAAAGCCTTTCGAGTAGACTGGTGGGATGTACCAGGCCGTGATGAGAAGTGGAAAAAACAAACCATCGCCAATACGAGCGAAGAACAGTTTCGACAGGAGTATGGTAACGAAGCAATTGGGTCTTCAAACACTCTCATATCCGCAAATGCTCTTCTTGGTTTGAAGAAGGAGAATCCTGAACAGGTCTATCAGGAAACAAAAATTTATCGCAAGGTCGTAGAAGGTCATCATTATCTGATGATGGTAGATGTTTCAAAGGGAAGAGGACAAGACTACTCAACATTCAATGTCATTGATATTACCAACGGAAAGTTCGAACAGGTTGCGACTTATCGAGACAACAAGATTTCTCCTTTGATCTTTCCGGACATTATTGTTAAAATCGCAAAGATGTACAATCAGGCAATGATTCTGATTGAGAATAATGATGCTGGTCAAGTTGTATGTAATACGGTGTATTATGAATACGAGTATGAGAATACCTTTTTAGAATCATCGGTCAAACGAGGTGGTATCGGAGTCACAATGACAAAGAGAGTCAAGAGAATTGGATGTTCTAATTTAAAAGACTTAATCGAACTTGACAAACTTCAGATTCACGATGGTGAAACTATTCGAGAACTCGCGGCATTTGAAGTCAAAGGATCCAGTTTCTCGGCTGCACAGGGAAATCACGACGATCTTGTGATGAACCTTGTTCTCTTTGCGTGGTTCGTCTCATCGGATGCGTTTGGAGATATCAGCGATATTAATTTAAAAGAGGTTTTGTTTAACCAAAAGATGCAGGAGATCGAAGATGATATTCCTCCTTTTGGTGTGATTGATGACGGAACTTCTTATGGAAACTCTGCACATGATCGAATAGTGGAGGCGCAGAAGGCTTGGAAGTCTCTGTAAATTTCATTATCTATAAATAGTATCATTGAAAAACACCTTATTATGCTTAACACTTATCATTCAATTAAAATAACTGAAAGGAAAAACGCATGGGATTTTTAGTATCACCTGGCGTCGATGTCAACGAGATTGACTTGACGAACGTGATCCCGGCAGTATCAACTTCGATAGGCGGTATCGTTGGTCACTTTAAGTGGGGCCCCGTTGAAGAAGTTGTTAGTGTTGGATCCGAAAAAGAGTTGGTTGCCAATTTTGGCGAACCAGACAATAATACATACGGTCAGTGGTTTCAAGCTGCGGCCTTTTTACAATACGCAAACGCATTGAACGTCTATCGGTATGATGCTGGTGCATTTAATGCAACGAACACTACGGATAGTCCGGAAAGCACTCTTAAAATTAAGAACTCAACTGATTATCAGTTATCTCCTAAAGTAGTCGATGAGTCTCCAGATTCTAATGATACCTACTTCATCGCTAGATATCCGGGCGTTCTGGGCAACTCTCTGAAGGTCTGTGTTATCACAAGCGATAACTTCGCTGAAGATAGTCCTTCGCTTGGTGGAAATGCAAATTCGATTGCTGTCGGCGCGGTGGACGCCGCTCCTGATGCTGGTGAAATTCATATCGTTGTTCTTGACGAAGATGGAAATATCACCGGAACAGCGAACACGGTTCTTGAGGTTTTCAAGGATCTCAGTGTTATTGCTGGAAAGAGAGATGATGGAACTTCGAAATACTACGTTGATGTTCTTGAAACGCAATCTCAGTGGATTTGGGCTGGTGGAGACATTATCAGCGCAACAAATTCTGATTCGCCTGCCGATGACTACAATTTTGCATTGTCTGGTGGATCCGATGGTACAAAACCTGATACTACAGACTTGTCCGGAGTATACACAACTGCCTTTGGAGATGCTGATACATTGGATGTTAACATTCTGATTGGACCCATTGGCGCCGATACTACTACTGACGCGATCACGGCTGCAAATGCTGTTAATGCAGTTGCTGGTGGATTTACGACTTCTCGTAAGGATTGTGTTGCGGTTGTTTCTCCTCCTACCACTGGTACGTCGGGAACGGCTCTTCAATCGACTGCTGCAATTGCCGTAACAAACGCAACCACTTGGGCTGCTTCAGTTAGTTCCAATTCCTACGGTATCATGACATCCTCGGCTGTCTATGTTTACGACAAGTACAACGATGTTTATCGTTGGATTGGTTCGGCTGGTCACGTTGCAGGTCTTCTTGCTAACGTCGATGATGTCGCAGAACCTTGGTTCTCGCCTGCCGGATACAATCGTGGTCAATTGCGTGGAGTTGTAAAACTTGGATACAATCCAACTTCATCTCAACGTGATACACTCTATAAGGCTCGTGTCAATCCTCTTGTATCTTTCCCCGGCCAAGGAATACTCCTTTTCGGTGATAAGACTGCACAGAGCAAACCAAGCGCCTTTGATCGTATCAACGTTCGCCGTTTGTTTATCGTATTGGAAAAGGCAATCTCTACTGCTTCCAAGTATCAGTTATTCGAATTGAATGACGAATTCACACGAGCAATGTTCCGCAATATGACAGAACCTTTCCTACGGGATGTTAAGGGTCGTCGTGGTGTTACGGACTTTCTCGTTGTTTGTGACGAAACAAATAATACCGGAGAAGTGATTGACACGAATCGTTTTGTGGCTGATATTTACATCAAGCCCGCTCGTTCGATCAACTTCATCACGCTTAACTTTATCGCCACTCGTACTGGTGTTGAGTTTTCTGAGATTGCTGGACAACAGTAATATAAATAGTTAAAAGAAAGGAAAACTATCATGGCACTAGGAGTAGACGATTTTAAATCAAAACTTATTGGAGGAGGCGCTCGCCCCAACCTGTTCAAGGCAACTGTAAACTTTCCGGCATATGCTGGAGGAGACAGTGAATTGACACAGTTCTTGGTCAAGGGAGCTCAGTTACCTGCCAGCGTTATCGCACAAATCGACGTACCTTTTCGAGGTCGTCAGTTAAAGATTGCCGGAGATCGCACGTTTGAAAACTGGACAATTACAGTTCTTAATGATTCTGTAATGAGTGTTCGAAATTCGTTTGAACGTTGGATGAACGGCATGAACGAGCATAACGCTAATCTTGGTCTGGTAAACCCAACAGACTATCAAGCAGATATGCTCATCGAGCAACTTGATAAGTCCGAAAACGTAACGAAACGATATCAAATTCGTGGAGCATTTCCAGTAAATGTTGCCGCAATTGATTTGAGTTACGATACGAATGATGCGATTGAAGAGTTCACAGTTGAACTTGCGTATCAGTATTGGGAATCATTGGGTGGCAATTGGGCCACTACCTCTTAATTAGATATCAATTCAAACCTATTCGCCCCG